TAATCTTCTGGCAGCAACTCCAGATGTTTGGAACGGAACTTAAGGACCATCTCTTACATTTTAAGAGTGCCTGCCCTGATCCTGATTCTGCAAGGGGGTTGTTTGACATCTCTAAAACTATCCTAAATGATCCTAAGACTGGAGATTTTGAGCGAGCAGTCAGATTTTATATCGTCAATAAGTGCTCCTTTAGTGGTCTTACCGAAAGTTCTTCTTTTTCTCCACAAGCATCGAATAGCAATTTTTCACTGAGAGGTATTGAAAAACTTTCGGAGTATTCTAAACTGATTGCAAATTGGCGTATAACTAATTATTCCTATGATTATCTAATGGATGGAAACAAAGGTGCTTTTATGTATCTCGATCCTCCTTATGACATTAAGGATAATCTCTATGGGCGTAAGGGATCAATGCACAAAGGATTTGATCACGATAAGTTTGCTGCTGATTGCGATTCTAATAATATGGATCAATTAGTGAGTTATAATTCAGATCAACTTGTAAAAGATAGATTTACGAACTGGACTGCCGCTGAGTTTGATTTAACTTATACGATGCGTTCAGTAGGTGAATATATGAGAGATCAAAAACAACGTAAAGAACTGCTATTATTTAATTACACAAAAACTCCCAAAATCCAATTTAATTTTGATGGATGTTATAATTACAATAGATTAAAAAGTGAGGGATTGATTGGTGACTGAATTGAAGGACTGGTTGAACTCGATCAATCAAACAAAGAAGAACCTGATTGACGAAGACCCTTCAACTGAGAAGGGGTATGCACCATATATTATCAATCGGTGTCTTTCCGGAGAAATTGATTGTATTATGTTTGTTAATGAATTGAATCAGTATCATTTTCTTCCTAAAAAAATGCAATATGACTTTCTTATAAATATTCTGAGAGTTAAGAGGAGATATTCTCCTTGGATTCGTAAAGATAAAATCAAAGATCTTGATATTGTCAAGCGTTATTATGGTTATAGTAATGAAAAGGCACAGCAGGCTTTGAGGATTCTAACAAAAGAACAACTAACATTTATTAAATCGAAATTTGAAACTGGAGGAACAAAATGAGTGTCGTTCAAGAACCCACTGTACAATGGTCGCCTGATATGATGATAGAAGTCATTCTGAATGAACCAGATGATTTCTTAAAAGTTCGTGAAACTTTGACTCGTATTGGAGTTGCCTCAAGAAAAGAGAAGAAACTTTATCAGAGTTGTCACATTCTTCATAAGCAAGGTCGTTATTTTATTACACACTTTAAAGAACTTTTTGCTCTGGATGGCAAACACGCAAACTTAACTGTAAATGATATTCAGCGTCGTAATCGTATCGTTCAGTTAATTGCTGATTGGGGATTGGTTGAAGTAGTTGATGTGAGCAAGGTTCAGGATATTGCCCCTCTAAATCAAATTAAAGTTCTCCCGCATAAGGAAAAAGGTGACTGGATTCTAGAGACTAAGTATAATATTGGTTCTAAGAAGAAAAAGGTTGAAGAAACCGAATAATAAAGTAGGGAGTTCAACACTCCCTTTTTTATTATGAACTCATATATAATAGTAAGGACGCCTTCGGGGTCCACAAAACACAAACTCGCTTTAAAAAGGAGCTACCATAATGACTAATCTTACGAGATATACTGCTGCGGATCTTCCTGCTCTAATGGATAGGATTACTCGCAATAGTATTGGAATGGACGAATATTTTGATCGTCTATTCAATCTTCACGAAACTACAAATAACTATCCACCCTACAATCTAATTCAGGTAAATAATGTAGAGTCTCATTTAGAGATTGCACTTGCAGGATTTAAGAGAGGAGAAGTAAATGTCTTCACAGAGTATGGAAAACTTTTTGTCGAAGGGCAAAAATCAGATACTGAATCGGATAGGACGTTTGTCCACAAGGGTCTGGCTCAACGAAGTTTCAAAAGAGCATGGACACTATCAGACGACACCGAAGTCCGAGAAGTCACCTTTGAGGACGGACTACTTACCATTCGACTAGGTAAGATTGTTCCAGAACACCACAGCAGAAAAGAGTACCTATAAATACTTGAGGCTGCCCCAAAAATATCGTTGCCGCAGGGAGGTAACTGGCAAAAACCAGTTGACACCTCCCTTTTTTATGCTATAATGAATTGAGAGGAAAACTAAAAATGTCTGTAAAAATTGCTCTATTAAAATCTGGAGAATCAGTAATTGCCGATATTAAGGAATTGATTTCTGAAGATAAAGTGTGTGGGTACTTATTCACAAATCCACATAAAATGCAGGTCAGTAATTCAATTTTCTTGACGGAAGAACCAATAGGATCCGAAGATGGTACTGTAAGTGTAACATTTTCTTCTTGGATTCTCTTTACAAGTGATAATGAGATTCCAGTTCGTCCCGATTGGGTTGTAACAATTGTTGAACCAGTTAAAGATATTAAAAAAATGTATGAGGAAAAGGTAAATGGAACGGAATGTGAAGTGTCTTCTATTGAAGGTTGATACGGTATTAATTACTGAGATTATTGAAGTTGGTTCTGAACTTGGAGAACCTGATTGTAAACTAATCAATCCATATCAGTTTTTGAGTATAGATGATATGAGACCCTGGCCAGAAGTTACTAATCAGACTGAACTAATGATTCATTCTGATAGTATTCTTACAATCGCAGAACCTACTCCGGAAATTGTTACAAAGTATCTTGAACTAACTACCTGATGAATTTTTATACAAACGTACAAATGGTTGGGGACCACTTCTTGGTTCGTGGTTATGAAAATGGTAGACATTTTATGACCCGTGAGAAGTTTTCTCCAACTCTTTTTGTTCCGTCTAAAAAACCAACCAAATATAAAACACTGAATGGTGAATATGTTGAAGCAGTTCAACCTGGTTCTGTGAGATATTGTAGAGAGTTTTTTAAAACGTATAATGGGGTAGAAAATTTTAAAATTTATGGAAATGAGAAGTACATCTATCAATACATTTCCGATAAATATCCAGAAAATGAAATTAAGTTTGATATTAGTAAAATTAAACTAACAACAATTGATATTGAGGTTGCATCGGAAAATGGATTTCCAGATGTAGAAAATGCTGCAGAAGAAGTGCTGCTTATTACACTTCAAGACTATAATACCAAACAGATTCGTACTTGGGGGTTGGGTCCATTTGACAATAAACAAACTAATGTTTCTTACCGAGCATTTTCTGATGAGCATAGTCTTTTAAATGATTTTATCCACTGGTGGATGATTGAGGAAAATACTCCAGAAGTTATTACTGGTTGGAATAGTGAACTTTATGATATTCCATATCTAGTTCGTCGTCTAGAAAGAATTTTGGGCGAAAAACTGATGAAGAGAATGTCACCTTGGGGACTTGTAACTGAGGATGAAACTTATATCTCTGGAAGAAAGCATATTTCCTATGATATTGGAGGTATTAGTCAACTTGATTATATCAAACTTTATAAAAAATTTACATATAAAGCACAGGAATCTTATCGCCTAGATCATATTGTGAGTGTGGAACTTGGGCAAAAAAAACTTGACCACTCCGAGTTTGATACATTCAAAGACTTCTATACTAAGGGTTGGCAGAAATTCGTAGAGTATAACATTATCGACGTAGAACTTGTTGACCGTTTGGAAGACAAGATGAAACTGATTGAACTTGCCCTTACGATGGCATATGATGGAAAGGTAAATTATGAGGATGTATTTTCACAAGTTCGTATGTGGGATACTATTATCTACAACTATTTGAAGAAGAGGGATATTGTTATCCCCCCAAAAGAAAAAACTGATAAGGATTCTAAGTATGCTGGTGCTTATGTAAAAGAACCTGTTCCTGGAATTTATGATTGGGTTGTAAATTTTGACTTAAATAGTCTATATCCACATTTAATTATGCAATTTAATGTGAGTCCAGAAACTCTTGTTGATGAAAGACATCCTACCGTAACTGTAGATAAGATTCTTAATCAACAACTTACCTTTGAAATGTATAAGGACTATGCGGTCTGTCCTAACGGTGCTATGTATCGTAAGGACATTCGTGGTTTTCTTCCAGAACTAATGGAGAAAATGTATAATGATCGTGTCATTTTTAAGGAAAAAATGATTGAGGCAAAAAAACAATATGAGAAGAAAAAAACAAAAGAATTGGAGAAGGAAATTTCTAGATGTAACAATATCCAAATGGCAAAAAAGATTGCTCTCAATTCTGCCTATGGAAGTGTCGGGAATGAATGGTTTAGGTACTTTAAACTAGCAAATGCCGAAGCAATTACTCTTTCGGGGCAAGTTGCTATTCGTTGGATTGAAAATAAGATGAATACATATTTCAATAAACTTCTTAAAACTAAGGACTTTGATTATGTTATTGCTTCTGATACTGACTCCATCTATCTTAATATGGGTCCTTTGGTTGAAACTGTATACGAGGGAAGAG